ACCTTGAAGCGTATAAACACCCATTGAGTTTAGCCATGTTAAGTTATTGTTTACATTTTGTATCGTTTCGGGGCAGTCACAACCTATCTGAGAGTTGACAGGGAATGAATTGAACACTCCTATTGTTCCGTCAAAGTAATAACTTTCGCCATAGATTTCCTTTTCCTTAAATATACAAAGAATATCGTATTGTTTGCCGAATCCTGTTATATTCTCGTCTGAATTTCCGATGATGTTGTAATTGTTATACGCCCAATAAGTCGCATCTACGCCAACGCTTGAAATTCCTGTCCAATAATAATATCCTGTTCCGTTGCCTGCTACAAACATTCTATTATCGTTTTGACCTCCGAACGGGCAAGCATATAAACAGTCTAGTATAGAGTTTAAAGCGGCTGTATCGGTCTTGTACGCTTTCACACGGACATTATTCATTCCCAGTGGCTGTAATACTGTCCATGTTACTACTCCTGTTGTCCTGTTTACTGTGAAATCTGTACCCTCTAATTTGTTAAATGTTACACCACCATCATAAGAAGCTGTCAAGGGTGTTGCGTCTAAATTTGTATCTGTCAAGGTATAGGGTACATTTGTACCAGTGCCGTTGAAGGCGTTGATGAACCCTGCCCCTATACGATTGTATTGCTCGTTTATTGTGCCACCACCTGTGGGGGTACGATTGATTATAGTCAAAGGTATATACGGTACTACTGCGGTTGCTGTCGTGCCATCATAGACATACATACCACCATGATGGATATAATATAAATTACTGTTAAATTTAAAAAAGTTCCCTTTATCTGCGGTTAACCCTGTTAAAATTACTTTGTATTTGTAAGCGTTAGCGGTCATTGTTGCTGTAGCTGTTATTGTAGCACTAGCTTGTATAAGTATAATCGCATCTGCTGTCAACGCTGAATTTCCGCTTAAACTAGCACTAGCTAAAATTATTGTTATTGCGTTTACAATTGCGTTTGCGGTCAACGTTGCTGACGATAAGACGTTTGCCGATGATTCTATAAGGGTTGTAGTTACATACCACGCTAAGTCAATAGGCGTAATATTAGCGTCACACCATACTTGCGTGGGCTCGTTACTTGCTCCGTATCTTGCTGTTAAATCTAATAATAGTATTTTTTCGACTTCAAAAAAAGTACCGTTAGAGTAAACAGCTCTACCAAACCTTAAATCAGTTCCGCTTGAGCTAGGTGTTATTATTCCTGTATACCCAATTGGACTTATATTTACAAAATTGCCCATATATATATAAAAATCTGTCATATCTGTTGTTACATTTACGGTTCTTACATAATATTTACGTCCAGCCACGTAACTACACGCTTGGTTTAACACTAATGCTCCAGTAGTTCTAGCAACTCGCATTCTAAAATTAATGATAGACAAGGTTGTTCCTGCTACTGTTGACCACCCTGTTGTACCATCAGTAAAACTACCATTAGCAATTAAATTATTTATTAATTGTGCCATTGTAAGCCTCCTTTAGTCAAGGGTGACATTAAGCTGTCCTGCTTTGAAAACAAGTTGATTATCGGTTATTAATGCTTTTGGCGTTGTGAGTGGTCCATAAAATAAAAGATTCCCTGCTGTGAGGGCGTCTCGTATCCCGATAAAGGCTATTGTTTCTGAGCCCGAGGTTACAACAGGATAGGTTATATCTGCACTATTTGATGATGCTCCATTTGCGGGCGCTACATATGCGGATGGTTGCCTTGCGTATGCTCCTAAGACTGATTCCGCGCCTATATCTGCTTCGGTTGGGTCTGTTGTGTATAGTGCTAAATATACCGTTGTTGGCGGTGTATATGGAATATTTCTTAATACTGCGTTTATTAAAGCATTTTCTAGGTAATTTGACATGTTATTAGCCATTATTGTCTCCTTTAATTTGGGTCTATTTCCAGTAATTTATCGTTATAATGTACGATAATTTTATCTTTAAACAAAAATTTATATGAACTTATGATGGGTTGGCTTCCAATGTAGCTTAATAGGTCTTGCCCCCAGCGTTTCGAAAGTTCTCCGTCTTTATATATCATATTGAGAGCCTTGTTTGTCTTATTTGCTCCGATTTTCCATTCCTTGTCAACGAGCGATAGACCACCGTTTAATAAATTTGGTTCTGTGAATTTAACTACTGGAGATTTCGGAGCGGTTATATTTTTTGGAGTTATATACAATTTTATCGCCTCCTTAATAATCCATAGCATACACAGTTTGTACGGTTGTTTCGCTTATACTTGGGTTCTGCGTGACGTTCTGTACCTTTTCAATATACAGTGACCTTAGCCAACTTGAAAGAGAAGGATTGTCTGCCGCTGTTGCCATGATTCCTGCCTGCAAAACTACTAAATCTATGGCTTTGTCTTCAACGCTCATTAAAACGCTGTCAAGGTCTGTTGGCAGAATTGTAGTAGGATAAGCAAAGTAATAGACATTAAATGAACCTTTATCATAGCAGCCTAATGAAATCTTTTTGCGTATATCCCATTTATAGCCAAGATAAGCTTGGTAAGACCGTGGATCTGATTGCAACATTGTAATATCGAAGCTCATAAAGTCCGATGGCATATCATAGACCAACATAGACTTATAATCTGGTACATCTGCGTCCAAGGGGAAAGCATAGCCATATAAAGCAGTGTTTCTGATATTATAAGGATACAATCCTGAGAAGGTTATCGTTACTATATCGGTCGAGGTTGCGCCTGTGTTAGCTTTATAAGGTGTAAACTGTCTCTTTAGGGTATTAGTCAAGGTTGATGTTGTCACACCATTTACGGCTATTGTAACCGTTCCCACGTTGTCTAATTCTAAATAATACGACTTGCAACCTGTGGCGGTTAAAATTTTAGGTGTCCCAGGCAAATATTGAACTGCGTCGAATCCTTGAAGCAAGCCAAGCTGATTTGGCACTGGGTATTGTGTCACTGTGAATACTGCGGGTATTTTAATAAGGGAAGCTACGTAAATTTGAGCTTCATTGAGAAAAAAGGAGAATTTGCTCCTGTAGTCTGCATTCTTGGTTATGGGGAGCGCAACACCTTTTTTGGTTGCTTCATCCAAATAATTTAGGTAGAGAGCAAGGCAATCACCTTTTGTTTTCATGTGTTACCTCCTATGACTTTATTTCTATTTCCTGTGACATTTTTTCTTCTGCTTCTATTGTTCCGATGTACGAATTATTCCATAAATCGGCTACGGATTGAGGCACACTAAGTTGTTTGCCTACGCCTAATATAATCTGATTTCCATTTATACATAAGAATTTTTCTTTTGCAGGATTTTGTTTGTCTAGTGGTATCATCAAGGGAACCATTTCTTCGCCTACAAATAAACCGCTATCTATCCTGCCCCATTTTTTTGTTTGTATTGTTACGTTCATTTTATTTCCTCCTTAAAATAAGGGAAGGCGTTTGCCCTCCCTTTTAGTTAATATTAAACGGCGAGTACCTCTAAACGCAAAATTGCAAGCTCCTGTAAACGGCATGCCGTAAAGCAACTTTTCCAAGCAACTGTTGAATAAAGTGCTAATGGATTTTCTGTATTGCCCTCAGTATAAACAAGTATCTCAGGTTTGCTTGAACCTGCTATGTCGGGGATTCCAAAGGCTCCGTCTCCGATTATGATTATAGGATATCCTGCAAGGTTTCCACCTACTCCACCGTCAGCGAATGTAGGTGCGGTAGTTGTTTCCATGAAGTAAATACCGTACAGTTGACCGATAATACCTTCTTCTCTGTTCTTTACATCAACGTAAGTGTTCTGATCTTTCCATTCTTGAAGGTTGAACAACTGTGTAACTATATCAGGGTGAACAAATGCTAAATATCCCATGTTCCCATTAGGAAGTTTGATTTTTTTAACACTGTTTTTAACCATTGTTGCTCTGGCTTTTTGAATTTCTGCTGCCGAAATAACTCCACCTGCTACAAGTAACGCTCTCGAAGCTTTTGCTCCTGCAAACTGTCCGTTAGTTCCTGCTACAATAATATCTCTTACGATAACATCCATTGTCATACCTGCATGTTCACCAAAAAGCTGGCTGACTTCTGTAAGCAAAGGATCAAGCCCAACAAGGTCGATAAAATCTGTCAACTTAGTGTATGTGCCGAACTGCTGAACAGTTGCGGACACTTTGTCAATAGTCAAATCAATTCCTGTAGGTGTTACGCCTTCGACAATAGCTGTAGTTGTTACTGCTGGCATTTGCAACGTTCTCCATGAAGTTGTTGCTCCTGCGTGCCTTGGGATAGTGGTCTTTTTACCATATTTCATAAAGAAAAGACTATCTTGCAATCTGTCAAGCAATGTTCTTTGATAAAACTCTGCGTTCTCTGCAATCAATCTGTTATTAGTCCCATCTGAAGGGGTCGTATAGGTTTGTAATTTAGCTGGCATTATTTTCTCCTCTTATTTCTATATTTTTTTTCTGTCCCCTCTCATGACTTCATCTTGCATTTTTTTAAAGTCATCTTTCGACATGGAGTAAACAGTTTTTTCCTGTCCTTCTCCACCTCCACCTAATGAGCCTGGGGATGACGCTCCATTAGCCGTGATTTTCCTTATCGTATCCTGTTGTGCGGTTGCTGTCTGCTTAGCAAAAAAATCCTTCTTATTAGCAAGGAATACCGCTTCTGCTAGTGTTTTACTGGTAAAACACTAGCAGAAGCGGTATTCCTTGCTAATAAGAAGGATTTTTTTGCTAAGCAGACAG